CCCATACCTACACCTTCAATTCCACATAAAGTACCTGGCATATCAGTAGGGTCTCCAGCCAGTACTTGCTCCCAAAAGAACCTGTTAGCTTGATAAGTAGTGGCACTACCCCATCGTTGCTCAAAAGTAAGATTAGGTTTAAATGGATTATAAAATTGTGTTGGTACTTGTTGCATATCTTTATCTCCTGTGATTAAAAGTACTTTATCGTAGCCAATATGCTCAGCTAAAACACTCATAGCATCATCAGTTTCAATGTAACCTAAGGGATACGCATTAGCTTCAAGAAATGCTTCAAGAATTGTATCTTTCCAGCACAATATAGCATCACTAGTAACACGATGTCCTTTATACTCAGGTAAAATTTCGTTACGGAAGTTCTGATGTCCTTTACCTTGAAATAACATTAGAACATTATCACTTCCAGAGTTCTTACAGATAGTAGAGATAAACCTGTGTACGTGGTCTTTCACAACATCAGGTCTATCTCTATTACCTGCACTATACTGGACATTTGCTACAATGTGTAGCATACTGTCCAAATCTAGTATAGAGAGAAGTTTACTCATCAGGAGAATTCGTTTGATCCTCTAAAATACTAACACCTTTCTCAGTGGCAGCTTTTATTAAATCATCAACGCGTTCTTCAGACATTTTACCATAATCAGATGAATGGTAGATTCCAGATAATTTAGCTTCTTCATCCCACACATTGTTAGGCATTAAAGCATCTACTCTAATAGCGTGTCCATCATCTTGAAAAGATAAAATATCTATAGGACTAGCAAAGCAAGTAAGTACATGAGACCCCTGACTTCTATATCCATCAACATAATTTAACCCTCCAATATAAAGACCTCCACCACCAAACGTGTTGTTTAGATTTCTTGGAGCTTCCTCAGGTAAGTATTGCATTTTACCTACTTGGTAGATATACCCTATTTTATCTCCAGAATAGAACTTATGTCCGTGCTTGCAAATAGCAGGAGTAAATATAAATTCTTCTTTAGTGTCGGGTTTTTGGAATTTTTCAGGCTCTAACTCTTCTCCTGTGACAGGGTCAATAGTAGCAGCAATTCTATTTAAAGAATCTCTTTTAACCTTTTCATAAGTTCCATCTTCTTGAAGTTCCATAATATACTCCCAAGTAACAATCTCAGCAACTTTATATGTAGCCATTAACCCCTCTTGAGTAATAGCAATATCTTGGTAAGTTGCTAAAGCAGTTGCAGCCTCTCTAGTATAATCTTCCTCTGTCATCAATCTACGTACTTCAGCTCTATCCGTGTATGTAGTAGATAAATACTTTGCAAAGTACTTAGCCATTGTAGGAGTATAGCGAGGATTTGATAGCAACAATGCCCAAGATTTAATGATAGGCATAAAATCTATATCCTTATCATAAGAATCTTCAATTTTAACTCTCAATACTTCAGGGATAGCTATTTTACTTCTATACCCATCAAATGCTAAGAAGTACTCATCTGTAGCTGGTCTAAATACTAAGTATTTATTAGATAAAGCAATTTCATTACTTCTACTGCTTTTCACATAATCAAGAACATCCTTTTCAGGCATATTCTCTGCTTGAGCATTAACTAAAAATGCCTCATTCTCTGGAGTTCTAGCCATATTAAATGGTTTACCATCTACTACTCCTGCGATGGTGTTTTGTAATTTACGATATGTTATCATCTCTTAATTTGTTTTTGGTTACTAATAATAAATTAAATAATTCTTCAGCGTTTGTTAAGTCTACATGATCTGTTACAGATAAAATAGGCTCTATAGGAGCTAACCTTTTGAACTCACTTCTAATTTTATCTATGAACTCCTCATCATAGGAGTCTAAATGATAAATTTCATCACTTCCAAATAACTTAATAGCATCAACTGCTATAAGTTCTTTATTCCCAGATTTTACAGTTTTCTGGAACTGCTCTAGTATTTTTAAATACCCAAATACTTCATCTAACATTTGAGGTTTAAGCTTACCATTGTTTTCAATAAGATACCTAGGATCAGCATCTCTAGAATTATATCTCATACTTTCGTATTCGTCAAAATTTATGTCTGTTAATGCGCGTATAATATTTTTATTATTGGAAAAGCTGGAATTTTCATTCATAATTTCTCTGAAAATACGTAAGGTATTCAAATCTCTTATGTGCTTGCCTATCATAAGTTCTCCTGTTTTAGTGTTTAATTGTCTAAAATAATCATCTATCATTATACCATAAGGTAAGAAATATCTAACTACTTCTTGCGATATGTATATTACATTTTTAGGGAATTTTCCCGTAGTTAAATAACAAGATAACTCTATTAGTTTACCTAATTCAGTGAACTTGCCTGGCACAATAATAACACCTTCAGGGAAATCCTCAAATTTAGATTCTATTCTATCTTGTCTAATAGTACATTTTGTCCTTTTATACGTAAACGTACCCCAAGAATCATGTCCTACTTCTTGGTCATCATACTTCATATAAAGAACTTCTTTATTAGCTTTACGCTCTAAAGCAGCAAGACCAATTTCTTTAATTTCTTTAACTTCTCCTTCTAAATCATCTTCAGACTCTTCATAAACAACCTCGTAATCATCTAAGTTTAAATCAGAGTATTTTTCCAATAGATTTACTGTAAAATTATCTACAGTAGCTGTTGCATACTCTTGTTTTTGAAACTCTAATACAGATTTAGTTCTGGCAGCGTTCTTTCTAATGTAAATAAAATGACCTACATTGTATTTCTCAAGTAAGTGCACAGCTAACCTAGGACCTAACGAAGAGCTAGAAGCATAAATTATCTTAGCATCTCCAATACTTTGAAAGGTTTCTACAGTCTCAGTTCTAATCTTAGTTTTACCTCCTTCCCTATACGTAGATAACTTCTTAACAGTGAAAGAATAAAATAAGAACTCAAATAGAGGGAATCCCATACGAGTAGATACATTAAATGGAGCTCCTAAGGTAAACTTAGCTTGAATTCTATTTATATCTAAGAACTTCTTAAATACATTATCTACTGAATCAGAATCTCTAGTATGCATATTACTATACAATCTATTCAAATGGAAAATATCCTGACTATCTGCAAGGTCCATTCTCTTAGTCATATAATCTGATGCCTCTTCTTTAGCGTCTTCAACAGCTTTTAAAATAGTTTTCTTAGTCTTCTCAGTCCACTTCAATGATTCTCTTGATTGAGTAATATCTACATCAGTAGCTTTTACTTTAATAGCAATTCTGCCTTGACGTCTATCTAACTCTAATTCATCCCAACTCACAGTTCCATAAGATATTCCGTCCACTAAAATATGTGGAGAAGTATACGTAGAGTACTTAGGAATTAATAGTACATCAGATTCATACATAGGCTTTTCACTCAAACTATCTATAGTTTTATAACCTGTAGGGTCAATGTGAGTAAAGTGTACTTTACCATTAAAATACTGAAACTGACTCTTCACAGAATCAATAAATAAATCTTTGTTATGCTTCTTAGCTTCAAGAGTAATAGCTACCCCATTAAAATCTGTAGTAGGCTCCCAATAGATAGTTTTATCTTTAACTGTACCATCTGCCATGTTTACTCTCCAAACTTCACTTCTACCTAATGTATGCTCAGGTGTGATAGGGTCATAATCTTGACGGAGTATCATAAAAGATGTCTTAAATCCATTGTAAGTAGTCTCCATTATAAAGTAGTCTACTCCAGTTGCTAATCCCGACTTAGCTCCCGCACCAAACTTACCTATTGCAAGTTTCATATTTCTCTTTGACGAGTACCCAAGCTTAAAGAATCCTTTAAGTCTATCTCCTCCTAATCCTACTCCATAATCTCTGATAGTAACACTATCTCTAGGAGAACCTTCTGTATAGGTAACCATCACTTTAGAGTTCTTACTTAAAAACGAAGGGTTATAATAGCTCTCGTTAAAGCCTGAATCTTTCAATAGTTTACCATCATTTCTCTGTAAATAGTAATCTTCTACAGGTTGTCCTGCATTGATTGCCTCAAATACAGTACGTTCTACAATAGCATCTAAGCCATTGCTAATACTTTCTCGTATAAAACTACGAATAGGAAAAGAATATATATCCTCTTGGATAGCTTGGAAAATTAAATCCATAGCTCCCTCATCTATTTCCTTTTTTATGCCAGGCCTTTCATCCTGCATTACGTCTAATTCTGCCACTTATTTTAAAGTTTTTAATTTATTATTTACTAGGTATTTTAAATACTCTAGTGCTTTGTCTCTCTTGCCTTCTTCTTTTAATCTACTAAACAAATCAGTAGGATCTGAATCATCTAAAAAATCATCAAATACTATTGGTATTAACCACGGATATTCATCTAAATATCTCTGCTGAGCTACTCTTCCTGCATTATCATTATCTAACCAAATAAATACGTACTTGTACTTAAGCTTTAAGGTATTATCCATAAAGTACTTATTAATCATACTATTTTCAGATGTACCGGCTACGCATTCCCAGCCAAAGTGTTCATCTAAGAACATAATCTCCTTAGTACTCTTAGTGATAATACAAAAATCCTTCTTGAACTGTAGCTTAATTGCTCCTTCTACAAAACCTGTAGGGTAGTTATTTCTAAATTTGTACTTACGGTCTTCAAATGGTTGGTACACTTTATAGTATCCTACGATTTCATAACTAGTAGCCATTGACCTTACATTAATGCTTATATGAACATCATTAATATAATGCACTACTTGTACGTCAGTACAGTAGTATTTGCGACGAGTTCTTAAAGATATTTCTAAGTTGTTCCAATAGTTGAGATACTCTTCAGACTCCTCAGGTCTTCCTGTAATTTCTATTTTTACAGGGTCTTTAGCTAAAGGTTTACTTTTAACTAAATGAGGAATGAATTCTCCTTTTTCTTCATTGTTTAATCCTAATTGAAAATCACTATTGATTTGTAGTAAAGCAAGTCTAAGATGTATAAGTTCTTCTCCTCCACCCATAAGGTATCTAAGGAATTTAAAAACATCGCCATGTTTACCAGTAGCGTTGTCTTTGAACATTATTATATCTTTATTGTACTTACTATAATATAGAGAGAAGCTTGGGTCATTATCGCCATCTCGTAAAGGTGAACTATATTTTGTGTAGAGTTCTAGTTCAGATCCAATGTATCTACTGTATATAGAGTAATCATCTACATATTTTAGGATATTGGCTTTAGAGAGAAGGTTCTTATCTACGTAATCCTCTAAAAAATCCATAATGAAAAGGCTCTGCCGAAACAGAGCCTGTTTATGTTAGTTAAATAAAGGTGGTTTAGTAGGAGCTTCTTCAGCCATTTTTTCTACTTCAGCCTTATCAGACTCAGCATGAGCGTCTGGAGCACTAAATAATGCTTTCGCCTTATTAACATCTGTTACTGCTGCTTTAGTAGCATCAGATGCAATTGGATTTGCATGATTTAATCCTTCTGCTATTTCATAGTCAGACCACTCAATTTTAGATGCAGCTGCAGGAATAGTCATAGGCTCAAACCATGTTTCAAAAGTACTTTTAGAAATACTACTGAAAGTTTTAGTCTTAGAACCTCTAGGGAACTTAGCTCTAAAAGTAGCTTTACTGTTACCAAATGCATTCTTTGCTTTCAAAAAGTTCAAGAATTTAGTGCATAAGTTAGTGTCTACTTTTTTCAAGAAGTCTTCTTGTAGTAACATACCAACTGCTTTACCATATGCTTCTGGTGCAATACCTAGGCCTTCAAACATCGCCATTCCTCCTATTGCTTTTTCAACTTCATCTTTAGTGCCAAATAACTCAGCAGATTTAGAAAGTTGATGTCTACGTACAGTTAAATCTTTTACAAGGTCTGCAGCAGATTTTACGTTCTTGTTAAAATCAGTCAAGCCAGGTAAGAAAAACCTAAAGTTAGACTCCATTGCTTGATACACCTCATTACTCACTAAAGCTGCTAATATAGCCTCAGGGCTTTCAACAGATTTAATTACAAGTTCTAAAGATCCTTTATCATTTATTTTTGATTTCTCAGAAATCACCAAGTTGTTGTGGATACCCACTGGAATTAATCCCATAATTTACGAAGTATTTAAAGTTATATTTATTTTATTTTTATTCTATGAATGACGCAGTAACACTACCTGATTTATACTTACGTATTTTCTCAAGTATTTTAGCCATATCATTATACACACGAAACTCAGTAAAGCATCCTGCAGATGACTTAGCATCACGTACACTATCTTTATTAGTTTGTACCATATAACGAGAACCATTATCAGTATCTTCTACAACTCCGTGTAGAACATAGTTCACATATGATGGTGGATCTACTACTCTATCAAGCAGTTTTCCTGCAGTTCTAAATCCAATAGAACCAGTTTCCTTAAGTTCTGTATGGTGAATTAGTACGATAATTAAGTCTTCTCTCCAAGTCTCCTGTTTAGAGAATACAGTTTGAAATACTGAATCTCCAAAATCATTCCACCTTGCAAAAGCTTCTCCTCCGTTGTTACGGGCCAAAAACTTAGGACTTAAAATACGTGCAGTAAAGTAGTGAGTAAAATCTTCTACCACTACAGTATTTACCTGCGGCATATTATTATTAACGTGTTGGATTGTAGGTTGAATATCATCAAGTTCACTAGTAGAGATACGGTTCTTTCCTATTTTGCACTCAACGCCTTTAGGAAATGGTAAAGACTTACCATTAGGGCTAATAATTACTGTTTTGCTAGGGTCTAAGTTTCTTAGTGATGTAGATTTACCACATCCACTTTCGCCCATATAAATTACAATTTCTGCCATTTGTTTATAGTTATTTAATTGTTTATTTTTTATTTTTCGGTTATTAAAGATACAAAAATATTATATACCTGACCGAATATCAGCGTATATTTTTTGCATTAAAATGTCATCAGGATGAGGTAAAGTCTCGAAATGATTACATTCTCCTAAGAACTTCATTCCAAATTTACCACCATCGGCTCCAAAGGTATTCTTAAGTATATGTGCACTTCTAAATCTATTAACTCCTCCTGGAGTTCTAGTACTAGGCTCGTGACCTTCAACAGGATTAATACAGTATCCACCATATTTTCCTTCTTTATCGTAAGCTTTATATCTATAAGGATCAAATAAACCTATGATTAAATCCGCATCAAAACCCATCTGAGAACTCTTAAAGATGTCTTCTAGTTGAGGTGACAGGTCATTACCATGTAACTTCATTCTATTAATATCTCCCATTGCTCTATTTTGCTGGGTTACAACTACAGGACTAAATCCAAATCTATCTCTAGCATGAGATAACTCCATACTAATATCATCAATTATATCCTTGTCTCCTAATAGGTTAATCCCATCAATAACAAAGAATACAAATGATTTCTTCTTATGCATAAAGTATCTATAATCATCTTGATACAACTGAAAGGTAATTCCTTTATGTGTAATCATTACATAAGGTCTAGGCCCAGTTTTAGTATCTTCTACAAGATTTTCATCGTCAAATCTAATTATATAAACAGGATCATCTCTAAAGAGAACTCCTTGGTCATCACTATAATAGTAATCTCCTAAGGCTAGTGCTCTTGTATTAATAATTCTACTCAATACTTTTGGATTTACCTTACCATCTTGAATAAGGACATGTTCTAGCAACCCGGACATTTCATCGTCGTAACTCCTAACTAAATTGTACCCTGCTGTATTTAAAGGACCATTCTTCCACCCTAATATCTGATCTGCAGATAATAGCATATTAGTATCGTCTCTATAAATCATCCAAGACACCCATTTAGCGTGCTTAAACATTTGTTTTCTTTCTAACGAGAAGTAATTTACCTCCCAATAAACATCAGGGTCAGTGTTCTTCTGCATAAAGCTCCACGGAGTTAACACATAACCAAAATCGGCAAAACTCGTCTTTCCAGCACCAGTAGCACCAGAAATCAAAGTATATCTTGACGGCATTAAGTTATACGTATCTCCTACTCGCTCTAATCCATTAGGTATAAAAGTGATATCTCCTCTTTGGGATGCTTCTAGCTGAGCTAGAAACCCATATTCATATTTTGCATTTAATTTTGCCATGTTGAGTTATCACTTTTAGAGTTCTCGCCTGTTAAGGCTGCTTTTAAATTACCTTCTATATTTTCTTTATACAGTTCTAGTATAGTTCCTTCAAGAAATAAATTCTTGACTGCCTTAGGCATTTCACTATATCTATAATATGTTTTAACAGCATCTATAAAAGTAGAAGGACAGATTGCTGGATCAGCTATAATATTTCCTAAAACATTAATGGATTCTTGAGTCATGCCTCTTAAGGGATATCCTTTAGATGCAAACCTAGGAATTTCACACAAGTCACAGAACCCTGTAGCTCTTGCAAACCCTGATGTATCTCTTAACTGGATTGGCCAGTCATTTCCATTAGTTGATGTATTAAGTAAGGTTTTATAGTTTAAATCTTTTGTAGGAAGAACTACTTCTCTTAAGGGTATATAGCTGTTTTTCAACAAGTCTTTATACTTCTCAGTAATAATATGTTCATCTCCTATAACAGCAATAATACCTAGTTTTTGTAACTTATCTATTATTTCATCTTTGGTCATTTTTGTTTAGGTTTTACAGTGCAGTAATTCCACACTTCACTTGATTTAATCTTAGTACTACGTAACATATTACGAGCCCATTTAACTTGTTGGGTCTCTTGTAATGTGTACGTATTGTTTTGTTCTCGCCTCATATAATAAGGTAAGAGAACATATACAATAGCAAGTTCATCAGGTTTTAAACGCATAAGTCTTCCCAGTCGTTGAGCTGCTTTAGTATCATTCCCAAAGAATGTCTCTAATATACCAACATTTAATCTGTCAATATTTGCTCCACGATCTACTTTATCACAAACACCTAATAGGTCTATTTTACCTTGAAGAAAGTTGAGATAGTTCTCATCTCTTTGCTTTTTAGGTATACTACCATTATATGTATTTGCTGTACCACAAATAGCTAAGGATTGTTCAGTCCTTTTGGAGAAAACAATTATTTTGCTATCAGGTTTAGAAGTTCTTACGTGTTCTATTAATCCTCTTGCTGCTGTTCTAGCAGAAACTGATTTTAATAATAATGCAGAACGCTCTTGAGTTACCCGTCTTACCTGGTACTCTGCATTCTTTGTAGCCTTTTCATACTCATCATAAGTGAGCTTCCCTTGCATGAAATCTTGGTGAATCTGTGCAGATTTACTAATTTCTATTTGGCATTTCTTATTAATATAATCATAAGCATTACTCTCACTTTGTGTGAACGATACTTTCGTTCCGTGTTTATAATACTCTACTTCGTGGCTTTTAGAGTCTTGGGATAACTCATATTGTACAAATACAAAATGTATCTTATTGAGTATCCCTTCTTCCTGGGCCTGATCTGCTGTAAGTTCTGTAAATATAGGTAAATGAACATCAAACCAAGCTCTCTTAGATTCAGTTACGAACCCTGTCAAACCTAGAATCCTACAGGTAGAATACTCATAAAAGAACTTACTAAGTTCATCCGTATCTGCTGCAAAATCACATTCATCTGCTATAATAAAATAGTCTGTGAGGTCTTTATCCTCTTTCTTCCACTTATACGCAGCTTGGTAGGTGACTAGTTCTACCGTCTTTCTAAAAAGTGTAAGCTTTTTCCATCTCTTGAACTCCTCTTCCCAGTTAAAATCCCTCAATAAAGTAGAATTGACTAATATGAGAACTTTCTTTGGGTTTAGACGAGAGATAATATCAATAGCTACTTTAGATTTTCCATAACCTGTAGAAAGAATACCACAACTCTGTAGTGGAGCTCTATCAAAATACAGGTCCACTACTAGAGCTTGTGATTTATCCCTTACATCTACACTCATGGTCATCAAGAGAATTTAATATATAACGCTCAAGTGCTAAATCTTTATCTACATCCGAGTGTATTCTCATAGTAGGATCGTCTTTTATTAGCTTACGTAATTGTGATATTGTGAATTTATAATGTTTCATCTTATATAGATTTTAAATAAAAATACTGTCCTTTAATTTTTACTACAATAGGCCTATGTATCTCCTGCACAGTACTTACATACACAGCATAGTGAGTTCCTGTTGTAGTTCTTCTTTCAAATAGTATGTAATGCCTATTAAGATTAGGTATGGATTGCTCATCAGTAATAACTTTTACCATTTCTTCATACACATATCCTAAAGCTCTTAAAGCTTTGTCCACACTATCTGCTTCTATTTTCGTAGGTATTGTTTTGCTGTATGCCATACATATCTAAATTAATGAGCGTCTAACCAAGATGCGCCTGATTTAGCTCCTGCTTTAACATCAAATCCTGCTAATTTTGCAGCTAACATCATAAAATACTCAACCTTTTCTTTAGCTAAATTAATATAATACCTATCTTCTGTAATTCTAGCTTGAGCTATAGTTTCATCATGATAAGGAAGTAGTAACTGAATGTGACTATTCAAATTATTATGATTTAACCATCTACGCATAAGCACAAAAGCTATCTTTAGGATAGCAGAACCACTTGATTGAATAGGAGTATTAAATGCAGCTCTTTCAATAGCACCATGTTCCTCAGGAACACTTAACTTCCACTCATCAAAGAATCTAACTCTACCAAATACTGGCTCAATAATATGTCCATTATGAATAGCATAGTTACCAAATCTACGCATCATATCAGCTATTCCTGGCACTATCTCAAAGAACCTCTTAAGTATAAACTTAGCTCGTTCTTCAGGTATTTTCAGGTTAAATGCTAATTTAAAATAAGAAATTCCATAAATAGATCCAAAGGATACAGCCTTAGAGTTATCTCTCATCTCCATATGCCCTTTACATTTACATTTTTTATACGCGTATCCAAACAAGTCAGTGTTACCATCAGTAGCTTGAGCATAATAAGCACAATCATCTTCAGTAGCATCTTCCCACTCATCTCCAAATATAAGTTCAGCATTCTTACTATGTAAATCATAACCTTTAGCTAGATAATCTATCCAAGAAGGTTCTTTAGATATTGCTGTAGTAATTACTAGTTCCTGTCCATCATAATCAGCATCGACTAACTCGTATCCAGGGTCAGGAATTATAGCAGCTCGGTATGCAGATATTTTACGTGGGATATTCAGCATATTAGGGCGTACAGATGATAATCTACCTGTTGCTAATATCTGGTTAAACCTAGTACGATGTTTACCGTCAATCTCTACGTGCTCATCATAAAACTTCTTACCAAAGTTCTTCAATTGGTATTCAGTCTCACTCCAAGACAAGAAATGTTGTATGATAGGATGCATATGTACATAATCTACAAGAACATCTTTTCCTGTACTCTGTATTCTAGGGTCTATAGCTTGAAATACTAATAATCTTTGAGCAGGTGATGCCCAATTCAAGTCTAACTCTCCTGCAGGACGTAACCAACCTTCATCTATACAAAATTGTTTTAGGTTAGTAAGTAAGAACCCATTCAGATGATTAGTAGCATCCCAATCTTTAGAGTTAAGAATCATCAATTTCAGAATTGCGAACTCACTGGTGAAACTGGTAGGGTAATCCGAAGATTCCCAAGCTTTACCTGATAATTTTAATCCTTCAGGGAAAGCAGGATCATAATCCTGTAAGTACTTCTTAAGTTCTGTTTTAGCTGTCTTCTCTACATCAAAGTTATAGATTTTATCTAATATCTTTTTCTTCTTCATTGAAGAGCTCCACACGTTATCTCTAAATTCATCTTTAGCTGATATCCAATTGTTTGCTTCAAGAACATCATAGTAATCAGCAACAACTAACTTGTTAAGAGAAGAGAGTTCTTCATCATAAACAGGACGTACAGAATCTTCAATAGCATACCACTTTTCTTTATCTAAGCGTACACCTGTCATCTCCATATCTCCTACAACTTTAACGAACTCATTCTCCCACCACATAGTCTTCATCAAACCTTTATTTCCTTCTTGGTCAATACGCTTATCAAAAGATCTCATTTCTGAGACTTGAATATCATATAAAGCACCAAGTTTTACTACATCTATAGCAGCATACTGAATTTGTCTATCTGTATAAGGTCCAGTTCCAAAGCTTAATTGCTCTTCTTTTGATATATCTATATCAAAACGTCGCTTCATAATACCTTGTAAACCATGATAACCTTTTTCACTAGATAAACCATTAGTCAATACCTGTTCAGCCAACATAGTATCCCATACTTTTTCTAGCTTTGAACCAGTACACTTTTTAAATACTGTGTAATCAAAAGATACATTTTGTATAATACAAAACTTCTTTTGTAGTTCTGATAACAATTCTAGTTTATAGTCTGAAATATCGTCCCATTCAATAACCCATATCTTTGTACCATCCTTAGATGCTATAGATATAACTTTAAGTTGTCGGTTAAGAATTGACTCAACTACATTAGTCTCCGTATCAAGTCCTATGACACTAAGACCTTTAAGCCAAGTTAATCCTTCAGAGAATGGAGTGAGTGGATAATTACACACACTCACATTCCCTGTAAAGATTACCTCAACCATTAGTTTTTAGCTCCTAAACTAGCTGCCCAGTCTTCTGAAGGTACTTGAGCTTCTTCCTTAAATAAGGAATCAGCTTTGTTATCAGTACTCATAGCAGCATCCATAGGATTAACAGCTACTGCATCTCCAACTTCTTTAAGCTCTGTATAAGAAACTACTAGAGGACAGATTGTTAAGTTCTCTCTTCTAATATAAGTATCTTCACCTTTGTGTTTACCAGTAGATACAATCTTTGGTAAGTGGTAGATATTGTTCTCAGAAGCTACAATGTTCTCTCTTGAAATTGTAAAATCTACAAATTCAACAGTGTTCCAGTCAATACCATATACTGAAGCTAACATAGGAACTAATACATCTTTAGAGAAAGTAGATGCTCCTTGTAAGAATACAGATGCTTTCGGTGTATTAGTGTCTGCATCATACTTAGTAGATGCCCATAAATCAACTTTAGCTGCAGATTTAGGTACAGCAGCAACAAATACCAACTCTTGTGGCATTTTTCCCATCAACATTCCCCATTTTTCTGAAGAGAAGATATCAAATCCATTTCCAACAATAACTGTAGGCTCTTCACCTTCAACTAAAGCTACTTTAGGTTTGAACTCTAAATCATATTCTGCAGCAAATGCTTCAGAAGGATATACTCTTCCACTAGGGAATACTCTTAAGTCAGCTTCTGTAGGTAATTTAGGAACTGAAGTTTTTACTTTTGGAGTTGCTTTTTTAACAACTTCTAATTTTACGTCTTTTAAAAATGATAAATCCATCATAATCTTTTATTGGTTTGTGCACAGTTTTGTTTAAGTGCGGGTTTATATTAAATATTAAATGCATTTCGGGTTGCAATAACCCCTTTAATGTAATCAGCAGTATTTAAGGTAACAGAGTCTATCCACTCTATATACTCTTCTTCTGTCATAACTTAAATAACAGGAATAATAGGAAACTCATCTAAAACAAAAAAATATATAGAATCAGACATCATAAAAATCCTTACAGCTACCAAATACTGAGTAGCTACAGCTAAATCAGAGTCTTTTAAGTAAGCTAAAATTGTAGAAAAATGTATCCCTGTAGTAACACTTTTAAACATATCTTTAAATCTTAAATTAGGAGAAGCAAACATCAGATAAGAAATAGCCATTACTTCTTTAGTTGGCGTCTTAGATGTTCCTCCCATATTTATGTATATATAATTAGCTAACTCACTAACAAGAGCCATTTCTGGAACTCTTTCCATATAAATAAACTCATCTAATAAAGCTTGTATCTGTTCTACAGTTAAAGTTACAGAAGATCCTGCTTTAAAATTAAATGAGTCTATTTCAAAAAGTTCCCAGAATTTTGTCTTGTCTTTACTATCTTCTTTTATAATCCTAAAGTTGTCCATTAATTAAAATAGAGTGGATTCTATTAGAAGTTAAAAACATTCTTTTATACCAAGGCATTGATATAAGAATTCCTCGTCCACTAATAGCTTTAAGACTGTTCTCTTTACAGCTATCATTGTTACTAACAAGGATAGTATTGGATAACCTTAATTCAGCGTTGTGTTTAGTTAAAGATGCTACTAAATCTGATTGATCTTGTACAGGTGTGAACTCGAGTACTGGGATGGAACTTAACTCTTTATTCTTTTGAGTAAGTTTCCCAATAGTTTTTTTAGCTCCTTCTAATTCTACAGTAAGAGCTGTAATTTTGATCACTAAATCTTTTTTAAGTGCCATAATTTTAAAGTATTTAATTAATTTAATTGTTTTTAGTTCCCGATATCTAGGCGGGTACATCCTATAATATTACCTTTATCATCTCTAATAGCTCCTTTAGGAACTAATAAATCTTTGCGATAAGGTAATGCATTTTTTACTAATTGTGATACAATATAATAAGTTCCTTTAACATACGTAGGAACTTCAGTGGTCTCTCCCCACTTGGTAGTACTGATAGGAATACCATCAATATCTCCGACATCCTTCACCAGTTCTTTCACTCGAATCATTCCATTACTCTTAGGGAATACCCTAAGAACACTCAAATCTTCATTCAGTATGTAAACTGCGTGAGGTGTTTTGTTTATAATTTTCTCTGTCTTTGTCATTCTTAAATTTTAAGTGTTCTTCTCTAATAAAAACATGAGC